GTCTCAATGTCTGCCAAAGCCTTTTGCCGGTCAATCTCAATCTGGGCTTGAGCCTGGGCAAGCATCGCATCCATCGGCCCAGGTTGCTGCTGCTGCGGAGGAGGATTCGATAGGGCTTGATCGACTTCGGGCGGAATCTCTTTGAAGAACTCCGCTGAATCCTTAAACCCTGCCGCCTCGATAAACCGTCCAAGAGTCGCCCGATACTGTCCGACCGATACAAGCGGGTTGGCGGGACCGTAGGCTTGGAGAATAGCTTCTTGTTTTGCCAACACCATCTGGAGCATCGCCATCTGCTCTTGCTTCGATCCAGTACCGAGTCCGACAGAGATCGAAACATCGTACTGGTTCGACCACTCTCGCGGGTCCATCTCAATGTACTTGCCGCGCATCCGAATCAGGCGAGGCTTATCCTGATACTTGCAGAGCAGGTGCAGAATGCCCTTAAACAGGCTCTTAACGCCCGTCTCAGCAAAGATTCGAGCGACTAGCTCCAGCTTCCCTTGCGCGGCCTGAGTAGTAGCAGCAACAGCCGCAGCGGTCACGTTTTGCAGGATGTTCGGATCGAGTCCTTGCTGGACATCCGACACACCAGACCGTTTCGACTGGATGCTGTCAAAGTATCCAAGCAGAGGATACGCAGAACCAGTCACATCAGGAACGGTAATCGGCTGCACCATCCCCGGAGCCTTCGTCCTGACAACCCCACCAGGAGTGACGTTCAGCAGGTCGTCTAGGTTGACTTGCCCCTCAACGACAGCACTGCGAGCGTTGTTGATGAGGTAGATGTTGTCGAGAATCTGGCGGGTAATCGTGCTCTTGATTAGCTGAATGTCCATCACCCGATCAGCGAGCGACTGACCAAAGAACTTGTGCGGAACAGGCATCGGGCAGATTACATGGAAGGGAATGTAATCCGTCTTGATGTTCGCTTCAGTCCCGTTTGCCCAGGTCAGAATCTGCTGGCCAGAATAGTAAATCTGCCGAAGTTCAGCGATTCCGTCACCGTCAAAGTCAACGTAGATGTAGCACTCGTACACCTCGGCCTGCTGCATCGTCTCGTCGAGACTTTCCTGCTCGAACGGTTCCTCTCCAGGCGAGTAACGTGCAAGTCGCTCCTCGGTAAAGTCCAGAGAGTTGTACGCTGGCAGTGAGTTGATCTGGTCAGGGTCAAACCCCATCGCAATCAGTTCTGATCGCGTGGCGAGCCTCCGGTGGGCAATGAAGGGCGCATCCTCTACGCAGGTGGCTTTCTTGCTGACAATCAGTTCCTCGGGAGGCACTACGTCAATCTGAATCCGGCCAGAGGTGATGCGCTTCTGCACGACAACATTGTGCGTCGTCTGCTGCATGGCTCCCATCGGAGACGCGACTTCCTCAGTAATCGTCTCCTGTGCAACGATCTGCCGAGTACCATCTGACATCAACAAAAGGAGTTCGTTGTCAGTCAGACCACGATAAGCCTCCTCGTTAACGTCAATCTTCTGCTCCCAGTACGCTTTCAACGTGCCGGTTTTCTCCAGCAGAGCGTCCTTGAACCAGTCGTGGAGCAGCGCAAAACCTCGGTTGTCCTTGTAGAACACCCAGTTTGCATAGTCGGTCGCCTGTTTCGCGCCTTCCTCGTCGCCTGGGCCTACAGGCTCAAACCTGCCTAGGTCATCGCTTGCAGTGAATACGCGGATGAGTTGCGGCAGCGCACCATCGACAACCTCGGCAACCTCGCCGGTAACGATCTGAGAGCGCCCCTCTACCTCGTTGCCGTAGGGTTTGCGGAGGTAGTAGTCAATTGACTGACCGCGTTCCTCTGTCGTTTCAGAGTCGAGCATCCCGATAGCATCGTCAATCTCTGCTTGCAGGATGCCTTGTAGCCTACCGATATCCATTTTCGACCTCTTTTCGCGTATACGGTCGTTTCTCTTGCTTAGCTTTTAGTTCTTCGATCTGTTTACGCAGATCGGCAACTTCCTTGACTAAAGCATCGAAAGCGTGCTTAGGCACGATATTACCTTGCGGCATTAGCATTAGACAATCCAGCGAGTTTGTACGTTGATCGGCTTGCCCCAACTGGACTGCGTTTCGTTCAGCCCAATCGCAAGGTATCGGAAAGCGTCGCTTCCGTGAGATGACCAGTCGTGCAACGGTCGGTCGTAGAAAACCTTCTGCTTCTCGTCGAACGTCCGTCGATAGTTCCGCAGACAGTTCAACCCTTCGCTTACCGCTGGAACATTGAACCAGCACCGCGGCAGTAGCCTACGGACAGCCTGAATACCGTCATCGACAGACAGACGCGGAGCAATCCGACATTCCAGCCCAGCGGCTTGCAAGACTTCGAGACGGGACTTGCCGGAGCCTAGCTCCCTTACCTGTACGTCATGCGGGACGATGTTCTCGGCTTTGTGCCAGTCTCGGTTGCGTAGCTCTCGGACGTACCAATCCAGTCCAACCCCGTGATTCTCGATGTAATCCAGCAGCCTTACTTCCTGACCGTGAACCTGTGCTACCCAGATAGACGTACTGTCCCCGATACCCAAGTCCCAAGCACAGATGGTTTTGCAGAGGTCATCCCGCTTGATCTCGCAAAATCTCCCCTCGCCTTCCATCTGGTTTAGTTGGTGTCCGTAGTACGCACCCTCGATGGCAGCATGGAAAGAGCACTCGAACTCTTGGTCATACTTATCCTGACCCATCTCCCGCAAGGCGTCGTCCAACTCAGCCTGGGCAATGATCTTGGTTTGACTGGCTTTGAACTCTAAGAGTTTCCACCCCGGTTCGCTAATAGCGCGGTTTCGCAGGTCGAAAAAGTGGTTCTGACCCTTTGGAGTTCCGATGAACAGCGCCCAGCCTTTCCGGTCGGCTAGGGCAGGGCGGATCACTTCGTTCCAGATCTTCGGGTTTTGATCCCCCACCTCATCGAGAACCACTCCGTCAAAGTAACTTCCGCGAAGTGAATCGGGATTGTCCGATCCGTATAGCCCGATCCTGCGGTCCCAGAAGTCAACTCGCAACTCTGAGATGTTGGCTGTTCCACCGAGTGGTGCGGCAAAGTGGGTGAGGTAGTCCCAGGCGACTCGCTTGGCTTGGCTGTAGGTTGGTGCAATGTAGGCATATCTCGGTCGTTCTAGCTGGCACATCACCGCTGACTTGATTAGCTGGTTGATGGCACTGACAGTTTTGCCTAGACGCCGATGAGCCACAACAACCGCAAAGCGATTCGTATTGAGAGCGTCGTGTATCTCAATTTGCGGCTCCCGCGGAGCGTAAGGGATTACGATTTCTCTGACGCCCATGTCACTGCCATTTTAAGCGGTTCGCCTTCAGCGTTCGCGTGTTCAACCACATTATGCTCTCGCCACCCTGCTCGCGTCTTAAGCCAAAAGATCATTGCCGCGGTATTCCCTGCCTTTGCTTGTTGGAAAAGCGTCTGAGCAACAGCAGCATTGGCCTCCATCCTGCCTTCAGTAAGCTCCTGCTTGTAATGCTTTGTCAGCGTGTCGTGGTCAATCTGTAGCTTGTCAGCAATGTCAACGTAGCGCACCCCGACAGCGGATAGCGTCTTGACTAGCCGACGATCCTCATCTGACGGTTTATGCCGCTTGCCTTGCATTTTTTATGTCCGAAAGTTCATTAAATGACTGGCCATTTTCCTCTAACGTCGCGGTTTTGCCGGTAAAGTCTTGCCAGCGTTTTACGATTACGTCGCAATACTTTTGGTCTAGTTCCATCAAGCGTGCATGACGTCCCGTTTTATCGCACGCAATCAGCGTGCTACCGCTGCCACCAAAAAAATCCGAAATAACGTCGCCGCCTTTGCTGCTGTTCTGCAAAGCACGCTCAATTAGAGCCACAGGCTTTGGCGTTGTGTGGCCTTCTACACGCTCTTTGTCAAATTTCCAAACGCTGACTTGTTTTCGGTCTCCATAGAACGAATGTTTTCCGTCTTTCATCCATCCGTACAAGCAAGGCTCATGCTGGCTTTGATAGTCTGTGCGAGAAAGCGTTAGACTGTTTTTCGCCCAAATAATCACGCTACTAAAATGGAAAAACTCTCGGAAAACCATGTGAAATATGTCTGCACATTTATCCGAATGAAAGATGTAGCAAGCTGCGCCTGACTTTGATGTGGAAAAGTAGTTGCCAAAAGCGCCGCGCAGTAGATTTTCCAACCCATTGCGATCATCGTTGTTGATCCCTTTGTAATCCACACCATACGGAGGGTCAGTAAAAACCATGTCTGCTTTCTGACCGTCCATTAACCTTTCCACGGCATCGATGCTCGTACTATCCCCGCACATCACCCGATGCTTGCCCAGCAGCCAAACATCCCCCAGCTTCGTAACCGGATCAACTGGAGCCTCTGGAACCTCGTCCTCGTCCGTCAGCCCTTCCGTCAACTCTACCGGCATCAGCGCGGCAATCTCATCGGCTGAGAATCCGGTTAGGTCAGTGTCAAACCCTAAGTCTTTTAGATCGGCAAGCTCAATCGCCAGCAGACTATTGTCCCAATCAGCGTTCAGCGCTAGCTTGTTGTCGGCCAGAATGTAAGCCTTGCGCTGCATCTCCGTCAGATGCGACAACTTTACCGCGGGAACCGTCTCCTTGCCTAGCTTACGGGCAGCCATCACCCTGCCGTGGCCAGCAATAATGCTGTTGTCGTCGGCTATCAGGACAGGATTGTTAAACCCGAACTCTTTGATCGACGCTGCAATCTGTGCAACCTGCGCGTCCGAGTGGGTTCTGGCGTTGTTGACGTAAGGGATCAGCTTCTCAATACTGATTTGTTCTACTTGCATACGCACTCCTATTGGGTCATGCGCTTTACATTTTACTACGTTCTGATATTAGCCTGTCAATCTGCGGGTCGCCTACTTGCTCGGGTGATGGTGCAAACAATGCGCGTTTCCGTCCGTCTGTGATTCCTGGGTCGCACAGGTAATACATTGCCAGACTGTTTCTAGTGACATCCTCCGGACACGTTATCGGCTCTGGCAGTCCATGCCATGACCCGCGAGTATCGAATATGACCGCTGTGTTGAAGTTTGGCTCGATTGTCTTTACCAACCTTCGTTTCTTGTCGTACAGCCCTAAATGCCCACCCCAATCCTCGTCCCAGTTGGGAGTCATGTAGACGATGATGTTAAGCCTGCGCTGAAGGTTCAGCTTGGGATGTAAGTTGTAATCTAAGTGGACGTTTAGCTTGCCGCCCCTGCCGTGTTGGTGCAGTCCGCCACCGTGTAAACCGTAGTCCGGATAAAGTTCGTCGCCTACCTTGTGACCCAGGAATGCTGTGAACTGTGGCTCGCACAGACTGCGGAAGGCTCGGTAGGTGGCTGGACCGAACCGTTGCCAGTTGTTGCAGGTTTGTTTGATCTCTAGCGGGTTGTCGTAGCGGAACCAGCAGTCATCGTCTGGATGCGGGAACTCTCGCGCTATTTCCTCCGCTTCCTCGAAGAAATCTTCAACGATAGCGTGCCAAAACGGTACTTCGCTTATCGTTATCCTCACCGCTTGTTTCGCTCGCTGATAGCCTTTGCCTTGGCTTTAGCGTCTGCCTTGCTGGATGCGCCCCAAGCCTTCAGCGACAAGAGCAGCCGGGTAGGCTTACCGTCCTTGTACTCCGGCCCAGGCATATTTCCCATCCGCGCCAGAAACGATGCTCTGCGAGGGTTGTCGCCTGACTTAACCGGAGGCTTTAGGTCGCTGCCAGGATTGGCTCGCTCGTAAGACTTACGTCCGGCCTCGTTCAGCCCACCCTTGGGGTTCTTGCCAGCCTTGCGAGTCCATGCGGCACTCATTCGTCCATCATCCCAGCAATCTTGATGACAATACCGCCCTTATGTTTGGCTTGTCCACCCAACCACTTGCTGCAAACCATGTCCTCGGAGCAGACGAAATCCAACTGGGCACAGTAGCCCATGTCTTCTGCTTCGTCTTCCATGTCCTTGGCAATGCCGTTTTCCAGACAACCCCGCATCTCGTCTGACTGGATGAACGCAGCACAGTTCTCGCACTTGTACTCTGCGCCTTCCTCGGCTTCACCGTAATCAGCTTTATCGACTGCCTTCTCTCGATTGGCGTCGTTCAGCTTGGCATCACCCGTGACAATGGGACACTTCATTTTTTCCTCGCTGCTCTCATGTTGTCCACGAGATTCGGGTAGGGTCGGCCAGCAGCAGCCGCCATTGCCTTCGCTGACTTCTTCTCTTTCTTCGACAGCGGATCAGGTTTGCCCAGCTTTTTCGGACGGGGCTTGTCCCAGATTGGCTTCATTTTTTGGCTGGCATCTTCTTGTAGGCTTTCTTCGGCGTCGCTGCGATCATCTCTTTTGCGACCTTCATCGGAACGCCAGTCTGCTTCGCCACTTTCTTGCTACCAGCGGCTGCGTACATGAGACGTTGCTGCGCTTTGCTAGTGATCGGCATATCAGTCCTCGACAATAGCGGTTAGATGCCCAATCCGGCCCCTAACACCTATTTTACCGACTTCGTTCAAAATGTCACGAGGCAAGAACTTGTAGAACCCGTGCTCCATGTCGAACACTTTTCCACCGTCCCATTGCTCGTGGAAGAACATATCTATCTGATCCAACGTCTCCAGCATCTGCGGGATTACGTTGTAATCGAACGAATACAGCCGAGTCATCAGCATACCGTCCGTCCCAACGTATTCCATTGGATACCCGGTC